GGTATTTGCATACAACGCTTGATAGCCAAGGGCAGTGTTAAGAATTGCAGTTGTATTTGAGTAAGCCGCCTGATAACCTACAGCAGTGTTGTTAGATGCTGTGGTGTTAAAACGCAGTGCCTGCTTGCCTACCGTGACGTTGTAACTACCAGTGGTTGTAGCGTAGCCAGAGTCAGCCCCAATAAAAACGTTTTCTGTACCAGTAGTTACGCTCCTTCCAGCACGAAGGCCAATAAATACTTGACTCTCACCAGTGCTGTTTGTATACCCAGCCTCAAAACCAACAGCAGTGTTGCTAGAGGCTGTGGTGTTGGAGTTAAGTGCCAAAACCCCTATTGCAGTGTTGTAACTTCCAGTTGAATTTGATTGAAGAGTGGCATTACCAAAAGCCGCATTATACGAACCTGTGGTGTTGGCTTCCAATGAATTAGCACCAAAAGAATTTACAGCGTTGCCTGTTGTATTAGCATACAAAGCCTTATATCCAACTGCTGTGCCGTTAGAGGCTGTGGTGTTTGTTGCCAATGCCTCTGCACCAAAAGCAGTATTGTACGAACCTGTTGTATTGGCTCTCATTGCACCACCAACGCTACCATAAACACCAGTACCAACAGCAATATTAGATGCTCCTGTTGTATTTGAAGCCAAAGCACCACCACCAATACCTAAGTTATTGATTCCTGATGTATTTGCTAATAGTGCATTAGCACCAACCGCAATATTTCCACCACCAGTATTATTTTTTAATGCTTGGTAACCAACAGCAACAATATCTGCAATATTTGTAGATGAATAAGCGGCCTGATACCCTACAGCAGTGTTGTTGGAGGCTGTGGTGTTGGAAAAAAGTGAATCTCTACCAATTGCTGTGTTGTTACTGCCCGTTGTGTTTCCAACAAGAGCAGACCGCCCAAAAGCAGCGTTTTGTCCACCAGTTGTGTTTTCCTGTAATGCAGATCGTCCAACAGCAGTATTGGCGAGTCCAGTAGTGTTAAATTTAAGCGAATTTCCACCAACAGCAACACTTGAATCACCTGTTGTGTTGGTAGTCATTGCACTTTCGCCAATTGCGACATTTCCGCTTGCCGTAGTATTGCTATATAACGCCAGATAACCAATAGATACGCTATTTGCGCCAGTTGTATTTGAGTAACCAGCTTGATAACCTACAGCAGTGTTGTTGCTGGCTGTGGTGCTGCTGTAAAGACTGTTATGACCCAAAGCGGTATTGTTTGCGCCTGTAGTATTGACACGCAAAGCGTTTGAACCTAAAGCGTTGTTGAAGTCTCCAGTTGTGTTCGCATTTAATGAACCATGCCCAACAGCTACGTTTTGTTGAGCAGATGTGTTTGCGCTCAACGCAATATTTCCAACAGCAGTATTAAAAGATCCACTCGTATTTGCCGCCAAAGCACTAGCACCCACCGCAGTGTTGGTAGACACAGCACCTGCGCCTCTGCCGACTGTGAGGCCTTGAACCACTGCACCAGCAGTTAGAGTGGATACACCTGTCACGCCTAAGGTAGTGGATGCTGTGATGGAGGTGAATGCGCCTGTAGTGGCTGTAGTAGCACCAACAGTGCCGTTAATGTTGATAGAAGCTGTGCCTGTAAGGTTAGTCACTGTGCCAGATGCTGGAGTGCCAAGAATAGCACCGTTACCCAATGTGGCTACACCAGTAACATTCAGTGTGCCTGATGCCGTAATATTTGCAAACCCGGCTGTACCAGTTAATGTAGGAGAAGCTGACAACACCATATTACCAGTGCCTGTCACTGCATTACTCAGTGTGACACCACCATATGTTAACGCTGCTGATAGTGTAGTAGCCCCTGTAACACCAAGTGTGCCACCAATAGAAGCATTACCAGCTAAATAGAAGTCTTTAAATTTTAATGAGCTTGTGCCTAAGTCAACAGTGTTAGTAGTCGCAACACCAAGAACAGAGGCAGAAATTGTTACATTTTGCGTAGGGCCAAGCGCAAGGATTGGAGCACCCTCACCAGCAGTGCCATCATGGTTGTGGCCTGTAGAAGCATTAAAGGCAGATTGAACGCCATCAAACTCCCCATCTAAATCAGCAGCATTAATAACATTACCGTCTGCAATGTTATTGATAGTGTCTACTCTTGTATATCCTGCCATGTTATTTCCTTAATAAATGCCTAACAGTTTTACCACATTAACGCCTGTCATGGTTAGAATATTCTAACGTAGCAGCGTCTAATGAGAAAGGGGGATCTGTACCATCTGAAACAAATTGCAATGACACAGAGAAACCACTTCCAATTACTTGTGTTTGAAACAGCTTCTTAAGCTTTGTACCATATTTTGTAGCACCATACTTAGCTGTACTGGTTCCATAGAAACCAACACTACCACTATTCACATTGGACAAGGAAATAGTTTCTGGTTGTATGCTTCCAAAATCATCAAAGTCTAGCTTTAAATTAGCTGACATATTTACAGATCCTTGTGGGTCTGTATATAAAAACATCTTATAGAAAGTTTTTCTAATTCTTGGATCATTAACTGGAACATATGGAGTGGCAAAGCTAGCTAAAATATTAGTACCATCAAAACTATTACCACTCTCCATCTGATAGACATACCCATCAGAATGGGCAAATATAATAGTTTCTGTTTGATTTATATAATTACTGTCTGCTACATACGCTTTAATGCCCACTGTCTCAGCCCAAGAAATAGTGCTGGTATTATCCCCAACCATTTGAGTGCCTAAAATACCTTTAGCACTTTCTGTTGTAACAGAAGCATTATATCCTAAAAGTCTATACTGAGACTTCTGTTTAATAACAACGCTAGCAAAACTACTACTAGAAGATATAAGCTCAGTGGCTTCTGCTTGTATAGGCTTTGATACCACACCTAAGTTAAAATCGCCTGTTCTATCTGTTGCGCTTAATAGTCTTAAACCTTCTGGGCCTAAGAACATAATGTCTCCACCTATCTCTTGTATGGTGTCACTAGCTACACAGCCTACATTTCGTGTAATTGGTTGAAGATTGAAATCTGATACTGTGTTTCCTGCAAGTTGGCTAATACTTTTATCAGTGAAGATAATTAAAGCTTCTCTAAAAACAATGATGCCTGTTATTATTGCCCCAACACTAATAACACCAGCGCCGTTAGCTGCTGTAAAATCAGTGTCTGTATATGGAGCAGAAAAAATAAGCTTGTCTTCATTTACAAAGAACAACTGGTTTTTATGGAACACTACAAAATCAGCACCTAACAAATCAGTATTAGTGTCCAACGAAGTGAAAGTGGTGTCGTCCCAAATAAAGGGATAGTTTGTTCCATTTACACCTACAATTTTATCAACACTGTTAGTTCTATATTTAGCTGTTCTAAGTTTAATGCCACCAGTGTAATTTACAGATAGCCAAGTAACGGCTGCATTATCAGCAGGACTACTAGCTAGAGCAGGATTGATAGCTAGTGTAGAACCACCACTTGTGACAGTGGGAGTTGCTGTAACAGTGTAGATTTTCTCTACGCCTGCAATAGAAAACGTATCCCCTACTTGAGGAACATCTGTCAATCCATCTACAGCAAGACTACTTCCTGTTTGACCAGCACCATTAACTAACACAGTGCCATATGAGGGAATATTAATCTTTGTCCAACCACTACCTGTAGACTTATAAACATCATTATTTCTATAAGCAAGGGTAGTGCTTTCCCATGTTGCTACACCTTTAACAACACCTGTATGAGAAGTAAAAGTTACAGCAGCTTTATCAGCAGGGCTGCTAGCCATAGATGTTGTAAGTGTTAATGTAACTCTTTTATTTGTGCTGTCATAAGAAACACCAGCACTTGCTATTGTATATGTTCCTGTGACACCAGCGATGGTAAGAGTGTCTCCAGCAACAGGAGCAGTAAATATATTTCCTAAGACAAGTGCTGTTCCTGTTTGACCACTACCATGTACTTTAGGCAAGCCATAAGCTGGAACAAAAGCACTGTCATATTTACTAAAACCTTCTATTCTTCTATATCCACCATCTGTAGAAGGCTCAAAGTTTTTTAACAGACGAGCACTGCCCGGAGCATTAATACCTTGCTGTAAAGGCGACAAGCTAGAGAGCAAGCCACCCTTAAATTCAAAAGCATAAGTCTGCCATAAGTCTGCCATCAGTTCACCCTATCGCCAAAAGCCGTAGCTTTAGATGGAATAAGCATTCCTGATCTCATGTATGTATATCTATTAACTAACATAGTACGCATACGTTTGACACCTTCTTCAAACTTAGCTTTAGCCATGCTAGATGCTTGTTCATTACTTCTAAATAAATATGCATAGTGCATTGCACCATCAATAATTACATGTCTAAATCTTTCAGGAATAGAAGGAACATCTGAAAATAAAGACAAGTCTACAGGTATTCTGTAGTATTCATAATATAAAGTGTAGGCATCTTTAGGTGCAGGAACCATACCAAACTCTAAGCTAGGAGCATGAAAGACAAAAGAAGGAACATCTCTCTTGCTTGTGTCTGCTGTGTATTCTTGATCAATGTATTTAGACAAGTAGTCTTCATATGCAAGAATAGTTAGCTTTTGTGTCTTATTGTTAAATGTTGTGCTTTCTTCAATACGAAAAGTATCAAAGTCTATGGTGTTGGCATCAGTAGGAAAAGCATAACGGATAATACCAGCCGTTAATGTTTCTTCTGCTAACACATGATTGAAAGGCCACTCATGGTGGATATGGTTGATGTCTCTAATGGCAGCATTCACTGCATCTTTATTGTGTGCGTAGAAGCCAACAGCAGTGGGAAAATTACTAGAAGTAAGCTCAACTTCATTAAGCCTTCTATTCACTTCATTAACTAGATCAAGAAAATTGTATGCCATTATTGTTCCTTAATCCTCAATCTAATAACACGCTCAGCCACACTGCCACTACTGTCAGACATATTACAATAGATTTTATATTCAGTATTGTTTGTGCCTAAACCTAAATTAATTGTAGCCACTCCACCACTAATAGTTTGAGCAACATTTTGTAAACCGTTAACAGTGTTGCTTGCGGGTAAAGCTGTCTTTACTCCAGAAGAGTTATCCACATACCAAACTACAGAGGAGATGGTCGCACCATTAAGCCATCTAGACCAGTCAACACTGTAGTCTAAAGTTTCATCTGGATCTTTATTGGGCCATCTAAATGACATATTATTCCTTACTCCACTAATACACTTCTATCAGATGAGGAAAGTTTTCTGTATGTATATATCTTTCTTGGAAGCTCATCTACACTTGCTGTTCGTGTAGCTGTTGTAGACCTTCCCTCTATATATACAACCCTATTATCTTTCATCACCATCACTGTACGTTCTTTAGCAGTGGATTTAGCTTCCACATACACTGTTCTATTTTTATCGTATAAAGCTGCAACAGCATTATAATTGAAAACAACAGTGGTAATTGTAACACTACCAACACTGCCTGTTGCAGAAACACCATCAAATGTTGGTTGTGCATTCTCAAATATAGAAACACTACCAACACTTCCTGTAGCAACTACACCAGTTGTAGCAGAAACACTTTGTGCTGTTGTTTCTACAATTCCTAAAGTTGCTGTTGTTCCAAAACCAAAAACACTGGTATTGGCTTTAGCTACAACAACAACACTGCCTACACTACCTGTTGCTTGTAAACCAGTAACAGGTATTCTATTTATACTTCTTACATCTACAGTGCCTATTGCTGTTGTGGCTGAGCTTCCTGTTAAAGAAGTTGTTGCTTTTCCTATTATAGAAACACTACCAACAACAGCGGAAGAGACAACTCCTGTTGGTAGTGTCCTAGCCTTAGCCAAGACAATTACGCTGCCTACAGAGCCTGTAGAGGCCACTCCTGTTGGTGTAAATCTACAGCCTAAGCTGAATGTGAAATTAGTACCAACACTACCAGTGGCTGATACACCAACCACACTAGTTACAGCTACACCAACAACACCGACAGAACCAACAATAGCAGGGGCTACTAAACTAACAACTACGTGATTAGCATCACCACTTATTACAACACCACTATCACTAGTGGCAACTGCCTGCACACCGTCTGGAGTATAAGCAACATTGCTTTTACCATACCTAGCTACACCATAGACACCTATGCCGTATATAGCACCAGAGCGTACAGTTGTAGCCATATAGCTACTCCTTAAGCAATTCTAATAATTGCGTTACTTGCGTCTGCTGCGGGGAATTGAACGACAAAGTCGCCGTTGGTAGATGTCTTGTCTCCACCAAACGAGATGACAGCTACAGCATTGGTAGTAGCTGATCCACCATCAGTGGTGGTATTATAGATGAGAGCACCAGCAGCAGTGATGGTAGCACTAGCAAAAGTTGCGTCAGCAAAGTCTACAAAGGCTGTAGTGCCGCTGGATGTTGGGTCAATGTTTGTGAGGGTTGCTCCACCAGCAGTGTAGCCAGTGCCTACCACTTCGTTGGAAGTTGTGTATGCCGTGGTTGCAGCGTCAAGAGATGCCGAAGAAGTGTACAAAGCAATTTTAAAAGTGTGTCCAGAAGTAGTATTAAAGTCGTGCTTTCTTTCTAGGAGTTCTTTTTTAAAACTTGTACAAAGAGCAGATGTGATAGCCATTATAAAGTCTTTCGTTATAAACAAAAAAAGGGGCAACCTCTTTTGGAAGCTGCCCCTCGGTTTAGTTAGCTATTAAGCCAACTGTTCACGATCTACAGAAGCAGGGCCAACTCTGTCTGCTGCATCAACAATCACAGCGAACACACGGATAGAACCGGCGCTCAGTGTGGTGGTTTCAGTAACCAACAACAAGTCCAAAGTATCAGCAGCTTTAGTTACGATGGGATATCCGGCAGTGGCTGGTGTTGCATAATCACCCACAGACAGAGAACCAGTCACAGCAAAAGCTGAAACATAAGCAGCGGCTGTGACACCAGTAACGCCCAAGCTAACTGTGCAGCTACCAGTGACAGCAGAAGTAATTTCAAAGCCAGCAGCCAACACAATGGATTGTGCGGGAATTTGCAGAGCTTCAATTACGTCAGCAGCAGCAAGGGCAGAACCCTTTGCTGTTACAGCAGCAGCCAAGCTGATGGTGTTTTCCACCACATAAGGCATGTTACGAATAGCACGGCTGGGTTGTGTACCTGCGCCAACAGAGTTAGAGAGAGTGGTAATAGTTGCCATTTATGTTCTCCTTAAGCGGCGTTGTATTTAGCAGTGACAATACCTTCGGGGCGTAAAATCTTACGACCATAAAGGTGCATACCACGCACGATGTCAGCAAAGCTATCTGGATCACGATAGGTTTCTGTTTTGGTGATTTGCTGTGCAGTTGCAACAGCAGAATCATGACCAGCAACAATCA